CATTATTTGTGTGCAAGTCGTTGTGCGTAAATGAAAATATTTTTTGATATGTTGCCAGTGTCATGACAATTTGCATTAATGCGGCTTCCCATTCTCCATCCGAGAGAATGTCATTTACCATTAACCAATCGAGCGTTTTTGTGCAACGCTCAAGCATAATGACTTCAATGGGAAATTTATAAATAACTGCATTCAATATTTCTTCTTCTTCATAGTTGTCATCATTGTCATCATCAATTGTTTGAAATGTCGATTCTGTGTTTCCGCTGCTTTTACTGTAATCGCTATTACTGTCATCGCTATTACTGTTACTGTCATCACTTTTACTGTTTCGATCACTCTCGTCGTCGTCGCTTAAACGCGCCGAATCATCATTGTTATCGTTGTCTGTTGTTGTGGTGTGAGACGACCTTGAAGAACATGAAACCGAAGATGATGAGGAATTACATGACATGTTATTAATATTATATTCTTCGCTGCTTTTAGGGTTGAAAATATGTGAATCGGTTAGCTCGGTTAGCTCGGTTAGCTCGGTTAGCTCAACTTTCGCAAGGATATCCTCCTTGTCCTCCTTTTCTTTATTATCAAAAATGTCAACGTAAATATCGAATTGAACGTCGTCGCTGTTTTTGTCTTGAATAATATTCAATTTAGGATTACGATTACGATCTTTAGTTTGTTTTTTCTTTCCACCACCATTTTTGTCGTCGTCGTCGTCATCGTCACTACAATCTTCAAATGCTGTTTCGTCAAATTTAAAAAGAGTCCCATTTTTTTCTTTAAAAAAATCATTCTTCATTAGGTAATCATAGTCATCGATAATATTAATTGTAAATTCGTCTTGAATTGCCAAATATGCGCCGTAAAAATCTATACCATGAATAAATCCGTGTGTGTTTAATAACTGGCTCGATAAATAAGAAAAGAATCCGTCGACATATGCCGAATTATTAGTATCTAAGATTTTATAATGGTTATACTTTTCTTTTTCTTTTTCTTCAACATTTACAGAATTTGTTGTGGTAGGGGACCCCCCTACGACCCCCTCTGTGAAAGGAGGTGTGGGGGAACTACGTTCCCTCAGGATTGTGGCTGAATCAAAAGAAAATGGAGTTGAATGAATGGATGGCAAGCTTAATAAGGAATCTAGATAACACGACGACGAGCGGGCTCCTCCCTCTACTCCATCCGCCGCACCGGCGGTTCCCTTGAAATTATAACTTCCGGCTAAATATTTAATCGGGTCAAGCAATGGAGAGAATTTGAAAAATACAGGAGTAGTCGCACTTGCAGAAGAAGAATCTTCTTGTTTTGGATTAGGATTCGGAAAAATGATTGCATTTCCACAATTTTTTGGAACACCGTCATCTCCTGGTAAAGCGGAACAAGTCAATATTGTTTTAGCGCTGTGTTTCTGGTTAAGGTTAATTGAGTTATAGTTTGTGTCATTGAGAGAGAAGAATTTCGAATAAATCGGAATATAATTTTGACATTTTTTCAATCCCATTTGAGAAATTTCTAAATCTTTAAGAACATTATCATTTTTCGGTTTTTGGTAAAACAGTTTAAATTTTAATTCGCCATCTGATACGTTTGTTGCGGTTGTTGCGGTTGTTGCATCGGAATCAACAACATGAATAACGGGAGGAATAATGGGAGGGTTGACAGGAATAGACATAACGGCAAATAAATGAAATATTACTTTCTATAAATAGAAAAATACAACTATTTAAACTTATATTTTATTACATTTATTATTATACTAAATTCAAATTAGTTCAACACATGCATTTTTTTTATTATTACAAGATATATAGCACATTCATTCAACTTTAAACAAGCATATTAAAATATGAATTTAGAACTAGGGAAATTTGATATGCGCTCAATTAGTTTTAGACCGGATGAAAATAAAGGTCCTGTTATCGTCCTCATCGGTCGTCGTGATACCGGTAAAAGTTTCCTCGTAAAAGACCTCATGTATTATCACCAGGACATCCCAATCGGAACCGTCATCTCAGGAACAGAAGCAGGCAACGGATTCTTCGGAGAACACGTCCCGAAACTATTCATCCACGACGCATACAACACCGCCATCATAGAAAATATCTTGAAACGACAAAAAGCAGTCCTGAAACAAGTGAAAAAAGAAATGGAATCTTATAAAAGAAGTACCATAGATCCCCGAACATTCGTCGTCCTCGATGATTGCTTGTTCGATAATAAATGGACCCGCGACACTATGATGCGTCTCCTATTCATGAACGGGAGACACTGGAAGATTATGCTGGTCATCACAATGCAATATCCTTTAGGCATTCCACCAAATTTGAGAACCAACATTGACTATGTGTTTATCCTGCGAGAGCCGTATATAGGTAACCGAAAACGAATCTATGAGAATTATGCGGGAATGTTTCCGACGTTTGAGTCTTTTTGTCAGGTGATGGACCAGTGCACTGAAAATTTCGAGTGTTTGGTGATAAATAACAATGCCAAGTCGAATAAGCTACAGGACCAAATTTTCTGGTACAAGGCGCAGCAGCACGGACCGTTCAAACTCGGTAGTAAAGAATTCTGGGAGATGAGCAAGGATTTAAATTCTGACGATGAAGAGGAGGCGTATGACCCGAAAAACATTAACAAAAAAGGAGCGGGACCTAAAATCAGTGTGAAAAAAAATAAATGGTAGCGCAATAATTATTTGCTTTTGTTTTTAAAAGCAGAAGCAAAATTGCTAATCTGAGCGGAAGAGCAAACAAAGGGAGTGCATTCTATGTACATCAAGTATTAATTAAAAAAATAATTAAATAAAAATTGAAAAATCAATATAAAGACAAAGGTTGTTAATCATATATAAACGCCCATCAAATAAATATGGACATAGTAAAAGCATTTAACGAAAACGATCTACATACAGAAATCGTTATAAAAGGAACAATAGATGACCCATTATTTCGAGCAAGTGACATTGGAGTAGTATTAGACATTGCATCTATTCGTTCTGTTTTAAGAGATTTTGATGAATCTGAAAAGGTAGTGCATACTATGCACACCCTTGGCGGCAGTCAAGATGTGACATTTTTAACAGAAAAAGGATTATATAAAGTGCTGTTTCGTTCGAGGAAGCCGATAGCCCAAAAATTTCAAAATTGGGTTTGTGATGTGATAAAAGAAATTCGAGTTACGGGTATTTACAATATGCAAAAAGAAATCGATAAAAAACAAGAAGAGCTAGTGTCTCTCGAAACCACCAAAGAAAAAGAAAAAAGTCGCGCGGTTGAAAAAGTAATTATTGCACAATTTCCGCAGAATACCGAATGCGTTTATTTCGGAACAATTGACAACACGAATGAAAAAGGAGAAAAGCTGATAAAATTTGGCATTTCGAATGATTTATCGAATCGAGTGTTGGACCACCGCAAAAAGTATATGAATTTTATATTAGTGTCTGCATACCGCGTGCAGAACAAGACAGAGATTGAGAATCTCATGAAGAAGCACCCAAAAGTTCAAAAACATTTGCGTATGATTAAAGTGAATGATAAATGCAAAACCGAAATCCTTGCATATGATGAAGTAAATATGACGATTGAAAAATTAAAAAAATACATTCAAGACATTATCGATTCGAGAAAATTGTGCATGGAGAATTTTCTAAAAATGGAAACGGAAATTCAAATGTTGCGAAGCCAAAATGAACTATTGTCAACCAACTTCGAAATAATGACAGGAAATTATAATAAAGCTAAAATTGAAATCGATGCACTTCAAGAAACAGTGAAAAAACAAAAAGCGGTGATTGAATCATTTCGAAAGGAAGAAAATGATAACACGGTTTTCCCAGAACCCGAAATAAACGAAGAAGCGATGAATGATGCAGCGGCTACAAGCGCCGAAATGACGGCAATGTTTAACGAGTTTGTTTCCGCCGAATGCATTGTTCGTTCGGACGTATATGAATCGTCGGTTCAACTAGAAGGTCGTTTTCGCCTTTGGAAACAAACAAAACCCAAAAAAGAAATATTCCACGCATTTAAAAGTTATATGGACACACGATTCCAGCCGAAGCGTATGCCGATAAATAAACAAAATGCGCATTGTTACGTTGGCATTAAACTGAGAGAAGCAGAGTATAAAAAGAAATTCTCATCTTCCGAAGCACAACCGGTCGAAACATTTCTCTTCCAAATGTGCAAGTTTTCAGATAATGGTAAAATTCTAAATTCGGTAT